GGCCGGCAGTATTCGTCGGAGCAAGTCGGGCAGATGCTGCAAAGCAGAAGCCCGCAGTTGCAGCAGCTTGGGCGGGCGATCGCGGATGCAAACAAGCCAAAAGCAGATAGAGAATTTGCACCGTCAGAAATCTCGCGCCTGCAGCAAGAAATTGCTCAGTTGCCGGCAGGTGACCCGCGAAGGACTCCGCTGGAGCAGCGAATTCAGATGCTGACAACGCGGCCGCCAGCGGCATCAACTAACGTGCAAGTGAATTTGCCTGAGCTAGAGAAAAAAGAGCGCCAATCCAAGGGCGAGTTTAACGTCAAGCTCTACGAAACAATTTCTCAAGCGGCTAGGCTTGCAGCAAGAACTTTGCCGGCAATTGATACGCAGATCAATATTCTTGACCAAGGATTCAGAACTGGCTTTGGCGCCGAAGCGCAAAAAGCAGCGGCATCTGTGCTATCTGCTCTCGGCGTTCCTGAGGCAACAAAGTACGCGTCGGACGCTCAGGTTTTTACTTCGGCCCTCAATCAAATGGTGCTGCAGCGCCAGCTTGAACAGAAAGGCCCGCAAACCGAAGCCGACGCACAGCGCATTACGCAAACAGCTTCGCAACTTGGCAACACAAGAGAAGCCAACCGATTTATTTTGGACGTCACCAAGGCGCAAAGCAAGCGCGACATTGAGCAGAGGTCGTTTTGGGACAAATGGTGGAAAGAAAATAAGACGTACGAGGGCGTTGAGGATGCTTGGTACGCTGGCGATGGTGGAAAGTCTCTGTTTGATCGTCCAGAACTTCGTAAGTACGTGCCGCAACCTGCGGCCGCCGCGCCTGCGCGTGCGCCGCAGACTGGTCGGCCGGCTGGCGTTGGCGCTGACTGGACGCTGAAACAAGACGCCAAAGGCAATCGAGCGTGGGTCAGTCCTGATGGCAAGCGTTTTGTGGAGGTCAAGTAATGGCGTTCGACCTTTCAACTGCCAAGCCGGTTGAACAAGAGCTCGCCTCGGGCTTTGATCTTGCCACCGCTCGGTCTGCGTCAGAAGTCCCCGGCCCAAGACGCCGCGCTTCTACGATGGACATCATCACCAGCGCGCCATATCGCGCCGTCGCTGGTGCGGCAGACATTTTGCTGACGGCACCAGAAAACGTGGCCAATCTTGCCAAGATGGGATTTGGTACGGCAGCTACCGCGCTAGGAAGACCTGACCTTGCGCCAGACGTCACCGCGCCTCGGCAGCCCGTTGCAGAGGCATTCAAGCGTGCCGGCCTGATCCGCGAGCCGCAGGGGGAAACAACTGCAGGCCAGCGAGTGCTTGACGTTGCTCTGCAAGGTGCGACAGGTGCCCTTACTGGGGGTGCTGGCGCTATCGGTCAAACCGTAAGGACGATGCCACAACTGGCACGTGCTACGACCGGCATGGCCGCAACTGGCGCGGCTGCCGGTGCGGCAGGCCAAGGCGTCACTGAGGCGACTGGACAACCGTTGCTTGGTGCCGCAACCTCTATGGCAATTCCGGGGGCCGCCATCAGCGCTGCGCAGGCTCGGCAGGCGTCACTGCAAGCCCAGCAGTCTCGCAACGCTGTGCGCGATTTGACGCTACGACAGGCGCAAGCTGAGGGCTACATTGCAACGCCCGGAAGCATTACGCCATCAACCCAAAACGTGCTGGCGGAACGCCTTGGGGGCAAGATACGAACGCAGCAAGAATTTGCCGTCCGTAACCAAGAGGTCACTGATCGTCTTGCGCGAAGGGCTCTCGGATTGCCTCCAGATGCAAGGCTTGAACGCAACACAACGCAGCAGATTCGCAGGGACGAATTTCAAAGAGGATACGAGCCGCTCAATCGAATTGGAGCCGTGAGAACCGATCAGGACTTTGACAGCGCCTTGAACAATGTTCTGCAGGCATACACCGGACCCGGCCGCTCGTTTCCCGAAGCCATTCCGCAGCCCGTTGTTGATCTGGTCAATTCGTATCGCGTGGGGCAGTTTAATTCTGCAGACGCCTTGCAGGCCACCAGAACACTGCGAGAGCAAGCCAACGCCAACATTTCTCGCGGCGACAACGCGCTTGGTTTAGCGCAAAGAGCCGTCAGCAATGCGCTGGAAGACCAGATTGAACGTTCGCTGCAGCAGGCCGGCAATCCGAACGCTCAGGCCATGCTTGAGCAGTTCCGGGCATCTCGGCAGCGCATGGCAATCAGTCACGCGGTAGAAGACGCCATCGTCGAAGGCGGTGGCTCCGTCAACGCAAGGCAACTCGCCAACGATCTGCAGACCAGAGGCAAATACTTCAGCGGCGACTTGGACCTGATTGCTCGGTTTGCCAACATCTCGCGGCCGGTGATGGTTCAGCCCGGCGTCCAAGGCACCCCGGGATCGCAAACACTGTTTGGCTACATGGGCGGCGGCCTCGGCGCTGCGGTTGGCTACGCTATGGGCGGGGCGCAAGGGGCAACCCTTGGTGGCGCGGTGGGCGCTATCGCACCTGCAGCAGTTTCCGCTGGAGCAAGGCGTTACCTCAGAAGCGGCTTGGCGCAGCAAAGGGCAATTCCAACCTACGACCCGCCGACGATCAACGCGCTGGCGGCTCAAAACGAAGCGCTTTTGCGCGCGGCGATGGGCATCCCGACGTTCACTAATCAGCCCGTCAACGCCCTCGCCCCATGACCCCCCGCCCAGCCCGCCACATCATCGCCTGGTTCCTGCGCCGCTTCGGCTTCGCAGGCGTGGCACTGGCGCCGTTCGGCATCTTCATCCTGGCCGAGCACCTGCACAGCCAGCGCCTGATCCGCCACGAGCAGGCGCACTGGCGGCAGTACCAGCGCCTGGGCGTAGTGCGATACTATGTTACGTACTTGTGGGGCCTCGTCCGCCACGGGTACACCGATCATCCGATGGAGCGCGAGGCTCGCGCTGCAGAAACCGACGAGCGATTGACATGAGCCTGACCATGCAGCAGAAAGCCGACCTCGCCACCGAAGCCGCCAAGGCCTCGCCGCCAGTCGCCGTCGCTGGCGCGACTATTGCCGGCATGCCCGTCAATGACTTGGTGCTGTGGGTCACGCTGATCTATCTGGTGCTGCAGATCGGTTTCCTGCTGTATCGCTGGGGCAGGATGCACTTTCGGGGCGGGCCTGACGCCGAATGAAAGCCCGCATCGTCATCGGCGCCCTGACGCTCTCAGCGTCTGCGCTGGTCGGTATTGCCGTCCATGAGGGCTACCGTGGCGAGGCGTATACCCCAGTCAAGGGCGACGTCCCGACCATCGGCTTTGGCACGACTGCCGGCGTGAAACCCGGCGACCGCATCGAGCCTGTGCAGGCTCTGGTGCGCAAACTGCAGGATGTGCAGAAATTTGAAGGCGCTCTGAAGCAGTGCGTTCGGGTGCCGCTGCATCAGCACGAATACGACGCTTTCCTGAGCCTGGCGTACAACATCGGGCCGGGGGCGTTCTGCGGCTCGACGCTGGTGCGCCGTCTGAACGCGGGCGACTACGCCGGGGCCTGCGCCGAGATCCTGCGCTGGGATCGTTTCCGTGGTGAGCCACTGCGCGGCCTGACGCTGCGCCGGCAGGCTGAGAACCGGCAGTGCCTCGGCCAATGATCGACCGCACCATCTCCTACATCCTCGGCGCCATGTGCGTCGGCCTGGCGGTAACGTCCGGCATGCTTGCGTGGGAACTCAACGTCGCCGAGCGATCCGAACAACGGATGCGCGCCACACTGGCCACAGAACGCGCAGAACGGGCTCAGGAGCGCGAGAAACTGGTGGCCGAGGCCCTTGCCGCCAGCGAAGCCGCGCGAGCCCTAGAAGCCCGCTGGCGAGCCCAGCACACGGAGGTGCAGACCGATGCCCAAGCCAAGATCCGCGCTGCGGCCGCTGACGCTGCTCGTGCCCGCAGTGCTGCTGACGGCCTGCAGCGCCGTGCCGAAATCATCGCCGCCCAGTGCGCCAATCCAACCCGCGACCGTGCCGACCCTTCCTTCGGAGGCCAGGCAGCCCCAGACCCCGGAGTGGTGCTCACCAACCTGCTCAGAGGGGTTGCGCAAGCGGCTGCAGAGCTTGCTGCCGTAGCCGACGCTCGAGGCGCTGCCGGCACTGCCTGCGAGCGGGCCTACGACGCTATAGCAGCGCCGCAGCCCCGGCGATAGCGCCGACGATCACGATGGCAATGACGAGGTGCCAGATGATGTACTGGGCCGCGTCGTCGAAGTCGTCAGCGCCGATTTCGGTGCAGGCTTCGGCAGCCTCTGGATAGCGACCCTGCTGGTCGCAGCCGGTGGGAAGGCGGCTCATAGCTGCGGCCAGAACAGCAACACGCCGACAGCGGCCAGCACGGCGCAGACAATGATGTCGATGGTCAGAGCAATGTCCACAGCAGGGCTCCCAGTGCGATGCACGCAATGATAACTGCGGGCGCTGGAATGTAACGCGAACGCGGCTCCGCGATGTTGTAGCCCGTGGTGAACGTGCAGTCGGCCAGCGTGCGTGGGGTGGTGAGGTGGCTGGGTTTCATGGCGCTGTTTCCTTGATGAGGCGGGCGATGAACCCACCGTAGTTGGTGTTCGGGTGGTCGCGGTCGAACTCGCGGGCGATCCGGGCGCAGCGTTGGCGTTCGGCGGCTGCGCCGTTCTCGCGCTCTGCTTCCATTGCCAGCTTGATCGCCGGCATTGAAGTCGCAGAGAAACGCTTTTCAAGCGCAACAGCAAACCGCTGGAAGTGCGCCTCGTTGCCCCAGTGCTGGCCCGCAGTTTCGTTCATCAGGGTGGCGATTTCGTCTTTGGTCATGTCTTGCTCCTTGCCCTGATCTCCGCAGCACACCGCTGCGCGATGCCCTC